CGATGTAAACACCACCTTGTTCAGCATATGTTGAATCAGTTTTGTTTGAATGTGATAGTAATAAATCAGCGTAATCAACAATGATTAAGTCTGGTCTATTATCAGTAGCTATCATCTTTTCAATATGTTGTTGTAATTTTTTTACGGATACACCTTTTGGTGGAAAGTATTTAATTAAAAGTTTTCCTTTTAGTCCTTTGATTTTTTCTTTTACATAATCCTTTTTGGATTTTAAATCAGAGGATGGTACTTTTGTAAATACAGTATCATATCTTGCACCAACATAATGTTCAGATAATTCCATAGTGTAATGAACTACACTTAGTCCTTGTCTGACTGCAGATGCTCCAAGTGCAGTTAGTATCCAAGTTTTACCAACACCTGATGGAGCTACTACAACTCCTAATTCACCAGGTCCTATCCCACCATCCATAAGGTCATTTATTGGTGACCAATCTGATGGAACTGTATCTCTCTTAACTTCTTCTGCTCTCAAGTCAAAATCATCTAAATAGTTATGTCCTAAATCAGTCTCAGTACCAACTTTCATAGCTTTGTCTACTAAGTCTTTTATTCTATCGTAAGAGCCAGCTTTTAGTAAGTCTACTGATGCTAATATAACTTGTTTAAGATTTTGATTTCTACAAAAAGATGTAAATTCTTTTTTGATATAATCTAAATCAACATTACCAACTTGAGTAAAAATATGTCTTAGTTGTTCAACTACAGTGGTTTTTAAAACTTCATTATCTAATTTAGATATTTGAGCTTTAAATACATCCATTGTAGGTGGTTTTCTAAACTCCTCGTGATAGTCAAGTATTTCACCAATAATCCACTTATTGGCTTCTGATTCAAAGAACTTTGGATTTGTAATCTCACTTAGAGTATCCAAGAACTTTTCATCTGTAAGTAATGCAGAAACTACTTTACTTTGAAATGATTGTCCAAATTTTGATAAATTATCTTGTGTTTCTGTCATTCACTTATTATATTTCCAAATGTTGATTTTAACCAATCATTGATATTACCAAAATTATTTACCACTTTATATTTAAGTAAAATTTTCATGAAATCCATTTTATTAATAACGATATCATTTTCATCATACTTTTCTAAAACTTTTAATTTTACTTGACCAGATATGTCTACATCATCAAGTTGCATCAAATCTTCGTTAAGTAATATTTGTTTTTTAGATTTTAAAATATCCTTGTAGATTTTTATTTTACCTTTTGTTTCTTCTATTTTAGTTTCACAAAGTTTAAATAAATCATCTATTGATAATTTCTTTTCTTCAGTAATTTCTGGAAATCTTTTAACTAATGTTTTGATACCACACCCGTAAACACCAGGTATGTTATCTGATTTATCTCCATCTAAAACTCTATATAGTAATAAATTTTTTGATTCTATACCAAATTCTTCCTTTACTAATTTAGTATTGTAAAGTTTCTTTTTGGTAGGAGACCAAACGATGGTCGTATCATCTACTAACTGAAGGAAATCCTTATCAGTAGACATGACCACCGCTTGTTCGTTCTCTTTAAGAAGTTGTGTGGATATGTAAGCCATTATATCATCGGCTTCAACTCCATCATATATCATGGTTTGTATTGGTAAATAATCTAAAATTTCGTTTAACCAAACATACTGTCTTTTCATCGATTCTCTTTCATCTTCATCGTTCATCAAGTCGGCATACTGTCTGTTAACTCTTAATTTATTAGATTCTCTTTGTGATTTGTAACCACTAAACCTTTTTTTTCTTCTTTGAGAACCCCCCTTACCATCGAAAACTACAATGACTCTTGTCGGTTGAGTTTGTCTAATTGCGTAACCTATTGATTTAAGAACACCAGTTACACCACCAACATGGTCACCATCATCATTCATTGTAGGAATAGATGACCAACATCTGATAAATGTATTTAACCCATCAATAATTAAAACTCTATCGTTTCTTTTTCTATTGATATTACGGGTGTGTTCTTTTTCAACCGATTGTAGGATGTCTTTGTAAAGTTTTCTCATTAAGTAGTTGTTGTTGTGTAGGTTGGACCTTCATTTAAAGTATCTTTACTACTAAAGTACTTTTCTAAAGTTTCTAACCTTTCATCAGCTGATGCTAATAATTTTAAAGCTTCGGTTGCATTATCCCAAAAATCTTTTGTAGAATGGTCTCCGATACCAGCGGGAAAATTACCAAGTAATTCCAATGATAATAAAGCTTTGTTTTTATCAGCTTGAGCTTCAGATTTCAGCATTTCATAAATTTTTTTGTCTATCTTTGCCATAATTAATCATTTTCGCCAGGTGCCTCTGAATCTACCTCCATAGCATCTATATCAAGTGTATCATTTTTATATTGAAGAATAGTAGCTTCACAAATTCTTTTATAGATTTGTTCTCTAACATCTTCTCTTTCTTCCATCAAAGGAATAAATTCTTTTGATTGGAATTTAATAATCTCACCAGTTTCGATATCTGTATAGGTATACCAAGCACCAGCCTGTTTTAACAATTTATTTTCTTTCATAACTCCAAGCCACGAACCATAATTATCAATACCTCTTTCAAAGTATATCTCGAAATCAGCCGCCCTCAAAGGTGGCCCCATTCTATTTTTTACGATTTGTGCTCTCACCTTAATTCCAACAGTTCTATCTTTACCATTTACTTTGGTTTTAATCTGACCCATATTCTTGAGTCTGATTCTAACAGAACTATGGAATGCTAAAGCTTTACCACCACTCGTAGTCCAAGGGTCACCAAACATTACACCCATCTTTTGTCTGAGTTGATTTGTAAACACAAGAGAAATCTTCTGTCTACCAATCATGTTTGTGATTTTCCTCATCGCCTTCGAGATGATAATAGCTTTATCAGTTGCATATCCATCTTTGTTGTAATCCGCAGCTAACTCGTTTTTAGTTGATGCCGCGGCAACTGAATCTACCACTATAGTAACTAATTTGTTTCTATCAGCAGTTCTAACCTTTTCAATTATAGTTTCACAATAATCAAAAATTTGTTCTACTGAATCAGCTGATACATAAAGTAATTTTGAGACATCTACACCGATTGCGTCTAAAAATTCTCTACTCACTGCAGTTTCAGTATCAATAAGAACAGCTACACCATCTTGTTTTTGTGTTTCAGCAAGAAGGTGAGCTGCCAATAGAGACTTACCACTCTGTTCTAAACCTGTAATCTCAGTAATCCTTCCTACAGGTAAACCACCATATGGTCGATTGGATATTGCAACATCCAACATAGCGGTTCCTGTCGAAATCCAACCTTCAACATTTGTTGGGGCTTCATCCGAATCTAAAAAGAACGCGACTTTTTGGTCTTTTGCTTGTTTGTTTAGAGAATCCGCGAGGATATCTGCTAAATCCAATTCTTTTTTTGCCATAAAGTATTATTAATTGTTAAACAAATCATCAAATGCAGCCGCTACATCATCAGTTTTTTTAGATGTTTTTGGCTTGTCATCTTCCACATCGAATGGTAAATCATTTACCTCTTCAGTAGGTTTCTTAGAAAGTGTCTCTTCTGCTACAGAAGATTCTCCATCTTCGTTTTTAGAAGTTTTACTTGGATTTAACCATCCTTCTAATACATCCTTTAATTCATCATAAGATAACTCTGAATATAAATCTGTAATTTCAGTTTGATTTTCCAACAACTTCTGTACTGAATCAGCTGATTCTGCCAAAGGTGTCTGACTTGGTTTAACTCTAATCTGAGTGGTTGGGTATGAAGCACCAGCTTCTTCCGCTGAAATGTATTGGATAGTTAAGTCTCTACCTGATTGTGGGTCAGTAATATCACCATAGTCAGGGTCAGCTATGTATCCAAGTATTTCTTGGTAAACTGTTTTTCCAAATCCCCAAAATCTTACACCATCACCTTCTTGACCTCTAACAATAATAGGAACGAAAGTTCTTAACTTCGGCTCCATTTGTTTAGCTGCCTTCCAATCTTCTTTATCACCCATTCTCTTTAGTTTATCCGCAAACTCTACAATAGGGTCTGGTCTACCAAATGATTGTGGTGACAAATAAGTTTTGTTGTTGATGTTGTAGTGAAAATAAAGTTCGATGAAAGGATTATCTTTGTCGAACTTGTAAGGTACAATCCTTACTTGATGTTTCCCAGGTGTGGGTTTCCAAAGACTCTCAGTCTTTTTCTGTGTGTTTTGTAGTTTGTTCAGTCTACCTCTGATTGCATTAATATCTATGCCCATAATTTACTCCTTTAAGTTATTAAAAATTTAAGTTTTATAGTTTAGTTTAACATGCGTTTCTTACATGCGGTGTACATATAAATATAGTGTTTTTGTGAAAACATAATATTTATTTTGCCCATTTATTTCGGGTAACAATTTGTGATATTACACCATAGACAGACAAGTCTTGGTAGGTATCTTCAATAGCTTCACCTACCTCATCAGGTTGTCCTTTTACCACTAATTGTTTTAGTCTTTGAATCTTGTCATTCTTTCTGAACCAAAGTCCATTAAGTGCCACATTTCTATCTTCTTCAGTTTCCAAACTTGAACCAACTGATATATTATCAGGCCCATAGTTTCTCTGTTTCTTACAGAAAGTGTCATACATTTCATCAAGGATTTTTTTGAATTCTTGTGTAGTTTGTGGGAACTTTTCCTCACAATACTCAGTTGCAGTTTGTTCTTTTGCCATAACTTTTTAAAATATTAGTACTAATATACGAAAAAAAATTGAGAAATCCAAATAAAATTAAGAAAATTTTATAACATCGAATACTCTTGTGTTGATTTTTTTAGTTCCTTCAACATTAGTCACTATAATTGAGTTCTTAAATTTTTCCCAATCAACTGAAAATGTCTTATCAATCACTCCGTTGTTTTCTTCTTTAATTAACTCGTTAAGTGCGTTTATCGTGTACAATGTATTAGATTGTTTTTTTCTATGAACTAATATAGTATCCTCTAAGGGTTTCTCAGGCTTATAAG